ACATCTAGACGCCGCGATCTGGAGGACCATTTGCTTTCCCTTATCGGCATTGCCGAAAACATGGAGGGCGTCGAAAACATTGAAACGGACGGCGGTTACAAGATCAAAATAACGGGGCGCATGAGCCGCAAAGTTGACGGCGAGCGCGTTCAGGAAATTGCAGCGGAGGAGGGTCTGACTGGACATCTTGCCAGCCTGTTCCGCTGGAAGCCGGAGATCAATATGGCGGTTTGGAAAAACGCCAGCCCTACGATCACCGAGCCGCTGTTAGGCGGCGTTACCACCCGGCCCGGTCGGGCTTCATTCACCATTGAAAGGACGAACTGATGGGTTTTCTTGGAGAGACCTTCGACCTCGCGGACATGCCTGTTGCGGAAAAACGCAGCTTCGATCCGATTCCCGCAGGATGGTACACGGCGTGTATCGCGGGCGCGGAGGTCAAGACGACCAAGGCCGGAACCGGCAAATACATCTCGGTTCGGTTTGATATCAGTGGCCCCGAGTATCAGGGGCGGGTGGTTTTTACAAACCTCAACACCAACAATCCCAGCCCGAAAGCGGAGGAGATCGGTCGGGCGCAGCTTGGCGATATCATGCGTACAAACGGTATCGCAAAGCTGGAGAATACCGACCAGCTTCTCGGCTGCAATCTGAAGATCAGGGTCACGGTGAAGGACGATCCGACCTACGGTCCCGGAAACGAGGTGAAAGAGTTCGCGGCCATCGACGGCTCCTCGCCGCCGGTCGCACCCGCCGGTTTCGACCCCGCCGCCCCGCCTTGGGCGTCTAAATAGCATTGGCTGGCTGGCCGGGGGGAAACTCCCGGCCACTTTTTAACTCAATTAAATAGGAGGTTCAAATGGGCAAGCGGTCAAACTTTGAGCGCGTGGAGCGTGACTTTTACCCAACTCCCTATGCAGCGGTGCTTCCGCTGCTGCCGCATCTCGAACCGCAGACATGGTTTCATGAACCGTGCGTTGGCGATGGCGACCTTGTGATGCACCTTGAGCGCAACGGTCATGTGTGCGCTCAACGGGGAGATATTTCGACTGGGCAGGACGCGCTACAAATCCATGACACGCAGCAGGGGCAGGTCTTCATAACGAACCCGCCGTGGGACCGGAAAATCCTGCACCCACTGATCGACGCGCTGCCTCGAATTGCACCGACGTGGCTCCTGTTCGACGCCGACTGGATGCATACCAAACAGTCCGCGCCTTTCATGGCGCGGTGTCAGAAAATAGTTAGCGTCGGACGGGTCAGGTGGATACCCGACAGCAACATGACCGGAAAAGATAACTGCTCTTGGTATTTTTTTACCGGCGAGAAAACTGACCACACAGAATTTTACGGGAGATAAAACATGACCGCCATTCCGCCGCCGACCCACACTATCTCCAGCATGATCGACGCGCACCACGCCGACCGGCGGGACGAACCGCGACTGCACCTGGGCGGTTCCATGCTGGGCCATCCCTGCGACCGCTGGCTCTGGCTGTCGTTCCGCTGGGCGGTGCGCGAGAAGTTCCCCGGTCGCATTCTCCGGCTGTTTCGGCGGGGGAATAACGAGGAGGACATTATCACCGCCGACCTCAAGGCCATCGGCATCGACATTCGCAGCACAGGAATCGATCAAGTTTTTCTCGACATGGGTTCGCACGTCGGCGGATCGGTAGACGGCATCATCGAGTCCGGCGTCCCCGGCGCGGAGAAAACCCGACACATCGCGGAGTTCAAAACTCACGCGCTGAAATCATTCAATGATCTGGAGAAGAAGGGCGTCAAGGATTCCAAGCCGATGCATTGGGCGCAGATGCAGGTCTACATGCTGGGGACCAAGATCAAGCGGGCGCTTTACGTCGCCGTCTGCAAGAACGACGACAGGCTCTACACCGAGCGGGTGAGGTTCGACAAGGAGGCGGCGGAGAACTTGCTGAACCGTGGACGGCGCATTGCCACCACCGAACGCATCCCCGCGCCGATATCGACCGACCCAAGCTGGTATGAATGCAAATTCTGCCCGGCGCATAGCTTCTGCCATAAGGAACAATTAACTCAGCAAGTTAATTGCCGAACATGCGCCCACGCCACGCCGGAGGATGACGGCACATGGTCCTGCGCCCGCTGGGAAAGCAAAAACATCCCCGGCGATTTCCAAAAGATCGGCTGCGATAACCATGTGCTGCATCCAGATTTGGTGCCGTGGAAGCAGAAGGATTCTGCTGACCCCCACGAAGCCGTCTACGAGATCGCGGGCAAGGACATTCGCAACGGCGAAGGTGACGCCTTCACGTTCAGCAGCAAGGAATTGATTGCCGGTGGCGAGGCTTGTGCCAGCGACAACGTGCAAGCCGTCAGGGCTGAGTTCCCTGGCGCTGAACTGGTTGAGGTTCGGAATGCTTCGTGACTACCAGCGCCGCACCCTAGACCAGCTCTACAAATGGTTTGCGGATGGCCGCAAGGGCCACCCGTGCATCGAACTGCCGACCGGGTCGGGCAAGAGCCATATCGTCGCCGCGCTGTGCAAGGAGGCAATCCAGTCGTGGCCGGAGACCCGCATCCTGATGCTCACGCACGTCAAGGAACTGATCGAGCAGAACGCCGCGAAGATGCGCGACCACTGGCCGAACGCCCCACTGGGCATTTACTCGGCGGGTATGCGGCGGCGAGATATTGGCGAACCGATTACGTTCGCGGGTATCCAGTCTGTGCGGAACAAGGCAGACCAGATCGGTCACGTTGATCTGGTGCTGATCGATGAATGTCATCTGGTCAGCCACAAGCAAGAGGGCGGATACCGCAAGCTAATCGGCGACCTGACTGCAATCAACCCGGCGCTGCGCGTGATCGGCCTGACCGCTACGCCCTACAGGATGGGCCACGGCTACATCACCGATGAACCGGCGCTGTTTTCCGACATTATCGCGCCGGTCAGCATCGAGGAATTGATATTCAAAGGTTTCCTCGCACCGCTTCGGTCGAAGCTGACCGCCCATAAGCTGTCGGCTGACGGCGTTCACAAGCGCGGCGGTGAATATATCGACAGCGAACTGCAAGCCGCTGTTGATACAGACGACCACAACGTGTCTGTCGTGGACGAGGTGATCGGCTTGGCCGGTGATCGCCGATCGTGGCTGTTCTTCTGCGCTGGCGTTCGACACGCCCACAACGTGGCAAACATCCTCCAGGCCCGTGGCATAAGCGCGGCTTGTATTGTCGGCGAGACGCCGAAGGCAGAACGCGAGAGGATTGTTGCCGGTTTCAAATCTGGCGAAATCAGGGCGCTGACAAATGCCAACGTCCTGACGACGGGGTTCGACCACCCAGACCTCGACCTGATTGCCATGCTGCGACCGACGCTATCGACCGGGCTGTATGTGCAGATGGCTGGGCGCGGAATGCGCCCCAAGAGCCACACCGACCATTGCATGGTGCTGGACTTTGCCGGGGTGGTGCAAGAACACGGCCCCATAACGGCGGTCAACCCGAAGAAGGCGTCAGGGAACGGCGAAGGCGAAGCGCCGGTCAAGGTCTGCGAGGCTTGCAATGAACTGAACCACATATCCGCACGGGAGTGCGTGGCTTGCGGGGAGCCGTTCCCAGAACCAAAACCGACTAAGCAGACACTCCACGATGACGATATCATGGGTCTGGACGCGACCGAGATGGACGTGACCGAATGGCAGTGGCGGAAGCACGTCAGCCGAGCCAGCGGCAAGGAGATGTTGATGGTCACTTACTACGGTGCGCTGTCTGACAAGCCGGTGAACGAATATCTGACAGTGACGCACGATGGATACCCCGGTCAGAAGGCGCGAACCCTGCTTGCCAATTTGGTTATGAAGTCGAGGGCCGGTGACACCATGAAAAGCGAAACGCTCGATGCCGTTGCATTTGACATGAACAAATCCACTCCGCCGGACCTGATTAAATTCAGACAGAACGGCAGATTTTACCGGGTGACAGATCGGAGATGGGGATGAGAACCGAACACGAAGAGCAACGTGATTTAGTTATGTGGTTCCGCCAGACATATCCCGGCTCCCGCATATTTGCGATTCCCAACGGCGGCCAGCGGAGCCGCACGACAGGCGCGAAGCTGAAGGCCGAGGGCGTGTCAGCCGGGGTGCCCGATTTGTATATACCGAAACTGCGGTGCTGGGTCGAGATGAAGCGCGAGAAGGGCGGGACGGTTTCGCCGGTTCAAAAAGATTGGATTGCGTATCTTGAATCCATCGGTGACACGGTGATCGTCGGGTACGGGTGCGCGGACGCGGTCAAAAAAATCAAACTTTTGGGATAGGTTGGGGGCGAGCGGTGAGTAACACTCGCCCCCCTTTGGCCGACACCGCGGACGCCCTGGCAAGGAAATCCGCCCGCTTGTGTCGGTCGGTTACTCATGCGGCCTCGAACACGGTCGGCGATTTCACACGCTTTGCGCGGGCCAGATTTATCATGGGGATTCGCCAGCGGTGAGGGACGCTGCCGCGCTCCTCCCATTTACGCATGGCCTCGTCCTTGACGCCCAGTTCAGCGCCGAGGGCTTTCAATGTTTTCCAGTTCATCATGAGACAATAATGGACAGGTT